AAGCAACTGATAAACGGTTAACAATTGCTGCTGCAGATTTGAGTTACACTCCAACGGTTTCAGATCGAGTTGTAATAAGTTCTATCGTTTATCAAATTATTAGGATTGAGACAACAGAACAAGGTAATACTGCTATTAGTTATGAATTAATCCTTAGAAGCTAATGGCGAAAATACAAATCAACTTCAATCAAATAGATGAATATATAGAAGATCAATGCAATAAATTAATTAGAACGGCTGTGATTGAAGCAGATAAAATGGTGAAACTTGCAACGCCTAGAGATACAGGAAGACTTGTAAATAGTTGGCAAGTTGGTGAGAATCAAGCAACAGGTGGTTATGGTGTTGGTCCTGTTTCAATGGCTGCACCACCAATAGATAGAATTGGTTATGCGTTAGAAAGAATAGGAAAAAATTATTCTATCCACACTAATTTGCCCTATGCCGAACCAGTATTAACAGGAAATAACATGCCGAAATCTTGGAATAATCGCTGGAGAAGTAAAGGTAATCAATATCAAAAAAATTATATTCCAGTTCAAGTTGCTAAAGATATTCAAGGAATGATTAAAGTTAATGCAGCAAGAATTGGTAAAACAACATGAGCAGTACTTTTAATGATGTTCGTGCAGCGATAGAAAGTCGTATTGCTACAGAGATGGCATTAAGCCCTGCTTATCCTGTTAGCTATCCAAATGCTCCATTTACTCCACCAAATAACACTCCTTGGATTGCTGTCTCGTTAATTTTTGGAAATAATAATTACGCAACTTTAGAAGCACCTGCTACTGGCAAGTCATTCAACAGACAAACAGGGACTTTAACTATTGATGTTTTTACACCTGCTGGAGTAGGAGCTGGGGCTAATTACACAATTGCAGAACGTATAAAAGATAAATTTGACAGAGCTAAATTCAGTAGTATTATCTTTGACCCTTCTCAAGGTCCAGCTACAATAAGACCAGCCGAGCAAGAAGCGTTCTTTCAAACGCAATTCTCAGCTACATTTGACGCATACTTAGACTAACTTCAATCCAATGGCTGTTACTGTTTTATCAGGTACGTCTGGAGCCTTGTACTACAAACCTGCTGGTACGACAGGAACCTTCAGCCCTACTGATGTCACCATAGGCACTGAAACTATGGTTGTTCAAGCTTACTTAAATTTAAAGGTAGGCGATCCAGTTAAGTTTAAAGTCGTTGATTCTTCTTCTGGAGGAGCTGGCACAGGAACTTTACCTGCTGGATTAACTGCTGGAACAACTTATTACGTTAAGACTTATACAAACAGTTCTGGAGCAATGACTGTTTCAGCAACTAACGGCGGTTCTGCTGTAAACCTAACTGATGTTGGGACAGCCGCAGCTCCTAATGAGTTTGAAGTTTATTACAGTGATTATGCTGCTATTGGTCAGGTTCAATCTTGGTCTTTTGAAGTAACAAGAGCAGAAATTGACGTAACTACAATTGGTCAAACTGTAGGACAAACTGCACCATTTAAAGCTTATATTCCGGGCTTTGCTGATGGTTCTGGTAGTGCAAGTGTTTATATTACAGACGAAGATGCTGCTTTATCTAACAGGCTTGTAGAAGATGTTTTACAACGTCAACAAGTCGGGGCTGCATTTAAGCTTTATACAGACAAGCAAGGAACAGAAGCATTAAGTAGAAGTATTGCTATGGATGCTGCTTTACTTTCTGCAAGTTGGAACATTAACCCAGATGACGCTCAAATGGTTGAGATTGCATTTAGACCAACAGGTGCTCCATCCTTTGATTTAAGTTCTTCTTCGTAGTCGGTTTATACCCTTTGGCCTAGTTGCCGAGGGGTATTTTTATGCGTACAGTTATAAAGCAAACAGAATTATCCTTTATGGCAACCGCCAAAACTAAGTTATCGGCTTTAGATAAATTAAAAAAAGCAGCTAATTTAACACCTATAAAGAAAGAAGTTACTTTGTCAAATGGAGAAGATTTTGAATTTTGGTGTACACCCTTAACAATGGCAGAAAGAGAAAGAGCACAAAAAATTATAAAAGATAAAGAAGATATGAATGCTTTTGCTTTAACTTTATTTGTCCAAAAAGCAACCGATGAAAATGGACAAAGGCTTTTCCAAATAGGTCAGATGGCTGAATTAAAAAATGATGTCAGAGATTCAGATCTACAGTTATTAATGCTTGCAGTTATTCAGGATATTGCGGATGATGCAGAGGTGTTAAACACAAAAAAATTAAAGAGCAGCTAAAAAAAGATAATTGGCTGCTATTACAATTAGGAGTAGCAAAAGAATTAGGTTATACACTTCAAGAATTAGGTAAAAAAATAACTGAAGAAGAATTATTGCTGTGGTCTGTTTATTTTGAAATATTGAATGATGAACAAGAAGCCTCTATAAGAAAGTCACGCTACCGTTAGAATAGAAAAAACAGGCGAAGGTTATGCCAGCAGTTGCAAATGTAGCAATTAATATTGATACCCGTACTGCGGCGGCAAGATTAAAGGCGTTACAAAAACAATTAAACACTACTAATACTGCTTTAAAAGGAACGGCGGCTAGTTCTGCTGCAGCCTCAAAAGGGTTGGCAGGAGTAGGGGCAACAATGGCTAAGATACTTGGTCCTATTATTGCGGTATCAACAGCAGTAAGTACTGTTGCAAATTCATTTAAAGTATTAGGAGAAAGAGAATCAGACGTTAAAGCTTTAGCGACAGGTTTAGGAAATTTAGGTGCTGCTCAAAAAGATTTAGAGGCATTAAATAAAGCTGCTGATGAATTGGGTGATGCAACTTTATTTAAACAAGAAGACTTTACTAAAGGTTTTACTTTATTAACTAGCTTTAGGAATATAGGCGTAGATGCTTACAAGTCTGTCGCTGAACAAGCTGCAAATGTAGCACAAGCAAACCAAGTAGATGTAAAAACTTCTTTCATGCAACTAGCAAAAGCATTGCAAGATCCTGAAAGAAATTTATCAGCTTTAAATCGTTCGGGTATTGCTTTTACAAAACAACAAACTGAACAGATCAAAGCTTTAATGCAAACAGGAGAGACGGCTAAAGCACATGCAATGATATTAGGGATAGTAGAGGAAAGTTATAACGGTTTAGCAAGAGCCGCAGGTTCAGGGTTTATAGGGAAACTTGATAAGTTAAGAGAAAATTTCAGAGACTTGCAAGAAGCTTTAGCAACAGATATGAAACCAGCAATAGCAACTATAGTTGATGGTTTAGCAGGACTTGTTGATTCTTCTGCTTTTGTTAGTACGTTATCTGTTGCATTTAAAACTTTACTGTTTCCTATTAATGCTGTTGTTAAATTAGTTCAAGGAATTGGTGAATCTATAAAAGCAAATATGTCTCCTGCTTCACTTGCTGCAGTATCAAAAGCATGGGAAACAATTGTAAGAATACTTCAAAATGGTTTTAAAGATGGAGAACAATTCTTCCATATTATTGGTCGTATTGTTGGATTATTAGCGACAGCTTTTGTAGCTCCTGTTGAAGCTGTAATAGGAATATTTAAAAGAATTGCTACTTGGTGGTCTAATTACATGCAACCAGAACTAGCTGAAACATGGAAAGAAATGGGTGATAATTTAATGGAGAATTTTGGAGCACCTATTACTTGGATAAAAGAAAAATGGACAGGAATGGTAGAACATTTTAAATCTGAAATAACTAAATTCTGGGAGAATCTTCCTCAGCCTGTTAAAAACTTTTTTAATTGGATAAAAGGTGCTGCTGATGATGCCGTTCAAACTTTGAAAATAACAGTTACAGGGACAAGACCTGAAGAAATTAAAGATGAAACAACTGTTCCTGATTCTGGAAAAGTTGTAGAAGACACAAAAAAAGCTATTTCATTAGCAGAGCAATTAAAAGGAGCTTGGGATGCTGTTAAGACAACTGTTGCTGACGGCGTTCATGGAGCGATTATGGGTTTGCTTGACGGCACTAAATCCTTGAAAGAATCGTTGGCTGGAATTGCTAAACAGATTGCAAGCTTGATGTTAAAGAAAGTAATTTTCTCAGCGTTTGGATTAGCAGAAGGTGGATATGTTTCTAATGGAATTAGACCTTTTGCTGCTGGAGGTTATACAACTAAACCAACAATGGGTGTTGTCGGAGAAGCGGGTGAAGATGAGTACGTGATTCCTGCCTCTAAGATGGCTGAAAGTATGCAAAGGTATTCATCAGGAGCTAGAGGTGAAGCTGTGATTCCCGGTACTGGTTCTTCTGCTGGAGGATCGGCTGGAACATCTTCAACAACTGTTAATTACAGTGGCCCTGTTCTTAATTTTAATTCTGAAGAATTTGTTCCTAAATCTGCAATAGGAGAAATTATTAACAGTGCAGCAGCCAGAGGTGCAAAAGCTGGAGAAGCTAGAACATTATCTAGCCTTCAAAACTCAAGAAGCAGAAGACAAAATATAGGATTATGAGTTTAGTTGCTTTAACTAATTTTATTACTATTACTAATCCAAGTGGATCTATTTCGGGTATTCCTGACAAGTTTCAAAATGGAAGAATTACACCTGCTATAAGCGGTTTTCGATACCTTTCTTTTCTTTATCAGGGAGCAACTAGAAACAGGTCTGGAGATAATATGACCTCTTCTTTAATACTTGCTAATAGCGAATTAAGTATGAATTATGCACAACAAATTGTGCTTAACAAATACCATGTAAAAGTTGAAACGTGGTTAATGACAGAAGCATTTGAAAGAAGCAAACAATTAACAGAAGAGCAATGGTTGGCTTCTTCTATGTCATACGACCCAGAATCAATAGAAATTATTCTTTCTTCTGCTATTGATGCTGTTGGTGCAAATGCTCCAGATAAAACTTTAAATAGAGCTATGGTTGGATCGTTACCTGTTACTGGTTCATTGCAAAACAGGTGAAACCACATCAATTAATTGGACTTCCTTATCGTTTAGGTGCTGATCCTGAAAAGCATGGTGCTGGGGATTGTTTATCGTTATGTCGAACAGTTTTAAAGAGTTATGGAATAAGTTCTCCAGAGCCAGAGCGTTCTTGGTATCGAAGGCTAAAAAAAAAAGACTATAGTATCTTTTTTGAAGAACTAAATAGGTGGGGAGTTGATTCACCCCCTAAACTAGGAGCAATTGCATTATGCAAATCAGAAGATGACTCTTACGGTATGGCTGCATGGTATGAGGAAGGATGGCTGAATTACCAAAAGACATTAAAAGGCCAAGTGGTGACTTGGTCTCCATTAAACGCCCTTATGGTAGAAGGCTGCTTTTACCAACGGAAGTAGAGTTATGTAATCTTTTAGGTTTAACAGAGGATGAATATTGGTTATTTGTAGAAAAAACTGCTGCTTATAACGGTCAAAGACCTAAAGGCTATGAGCTAATCCCTGATATTCGTTGCGATCCTGTTACTACTTTTATTGCTGCAAATATTGTTCAAATAGGGATAGCTATTGTCGCTGCAACTATCTCTTATTTATTAACTCCTAAACCTAAAGAACAAAAATCAGGAGGATCAAGACGAACTGCCGATGCGATTGGGAATACAAAATTTGCCCCACAGGCTTCTTTTAATTCTGTTCAAGAATTAGCTCAATTGGGTGATGCTATTCCTCTTGTTTTTGCTAACCAAACAACACAAGCAGGTTATGTCTATGGAGGATTAAGAGTTAACAGTCAATTGTTATGGTCACAATTTGTCAGCCTTGGAAAGTATCAACAATTAAAAGCACTTGCTTTGTTTTCTTACGGTGAGTTAGCTGCTAAACCTGATTACGAAGGATTTGCTGTAGGAGATACTCTTTTAAATACTTATAACTCCCATAAAGTAGGGCTTTATTTTAAGGATGGCAGTAATTCTGGAAATAATAGAATTGTTGAAAATAATGCAGATAAATATTCTGAGTCAAATTTAGATTTTACTGGAAATGGTAATGATCCTTTTGCTGTTGGAGTTCCTAATAAAGCAAGAAATCATATTCCTGAAGTAACAAGTAAAGCGTTCAGTGGAGCAAGAAATCCTACAACACAAACTCTTTTTGGTGCTTATGGAGTTATGCCTAATTGTCAAATTTGCAGACTTCCTTATGAATTAATTCGTGATCCTAAAGGAGCCGAAAGATCAGCAATAAAAGACATGATGAGAAAGAGAAAAAAAGTTGAATTTGCTAAATGGCCTACAAGAGCTGGGATTTTAAAAATAAATAATATAGAAACAAAAGGACTTCGTTCTGTCAATGCAGGGGATACCATTCAGTATCAAATAGTAGGAATGGAAAGTGGGGAAGGTAATGCTCTACAGAGAGTTTATGATAACCAAAAAAATGTACCCGGCTATCAAGAATCTGATGCTGCAGATGCTTACAACTACAGACCTCATGGTGTTGATGATGTAGATAATTTAACTACATCAATTAGAGAAAATACAGACAGTTTGTTAGCAGTAGGAGAACAATATTTATTTGGAACGGCTATTGTTATATGTACCTCAAATAATAATGAACCTGCTCCTTGGACTATACAAAAAACAAAAGAATATTTTTTTAAAGTTGTAGAAGCTGGTGAAGTTGATATTCCTGTTAATGGAGGCACTTTAGGTCTTCATTGCAACAACCCTTTATGGTTTACCCCGCCAGAAGAAAACAACAACTGGAAAAAAGGGTTTTATAGCTTAAGCGATTTCGGTCCTGTCTTTTGGCAGCAAGAAATTAGTGGAACTGAGTTAAACAGAGCAAGAGGACACCATGATTTGTATTACGGGCATGATATTTACACAGCACAAAGAGTTGCTTTGGCAACCGTTACAAACAACAGAAAATGTGATGTTACCGAAATAGGAATTAAGTCTACTGTTTATAAAAGGATTCAATTTGCAAATGTAAATAGTCAACCTGATGAAGCAGCTTTAAAAAGAGCTTTTGACGATAGAACACAAATTCAATTAGGGCAGGTCAATACTTATGCAAATAGAATTTCTATATTTAAGATTCAAGCAAGGCAAATTGGAGATTCCAATTGGCAAGATTTAACAAACACTTTAGCTAGTCATACTGGAATGTTTGCGATCAAAGGTAATTCACCAGAAGCTCAATATAATGCAATTACTATTTCTCATCCTGCTTTAGAACAATATGAATATAGGTTTAAACCAGTTCCCGGAAATTATATTACTAGAAATCAATTATTTAATAGAAGATTTAATTTATTAGAAACAGATGGAGCAGGAACAAGAGCATCTAATCATTTTTCTGCAAGCACATCTTTTGGTATTTTTGACGTTGCTTTTTCTGGAAATGAAGCCTATGAAATTAGCGAAACTGAAGCCTCTAATAAACACTGGCAATTAGGAACATCATCTACTAGCAGTGTTGGAACAGTTACAAGTGCAAGGAATAGTGGACAAACATATTGGATTTCAAGTTCACAATTTAATGGTTCAGTTACATCTTGTCAGTGGGAAGAATATACAACCCATACAGATGGTGCTTATCAAATTGTCTTATGGAACCAAGTTACTGCTCCTGATTGGGCTGCTGTTCATGGTCATCAATGGTCTTTGTATCGACCCGACCAACCAGAAATAGCGATTTCTTTGTTTCCTAATAACAATGCTTCTTGGTCTGAAGTTTGGTTTTGGCAGTCATCTCCTGAAAGGAAATTTAGACCTGCTGACCCTGCTGATCATAATCATCCAAACGATAACAACCATAAATTTCATGTTCAGGAAGAGAGATGGGTTTGTCGTACAACTTCACTTACCCAGTATGCACATTTCAATGGTTCAGTTGCCGTTACTGGTGGGACGGGTACTGGTTTAAAAGTTAACTTGAAAATTGAAAAAGCAAATATAAATGAATTTTCTACAATTGGAGCACCTGCTAAATATGAATATCGTGCAGAGTGGTCTTTAGACAATACAAGTTTAGGTAGTGGTTATCAAAATGGTGATTATGTCAATATTCCTTGGACAGAAGTAGACGGAACAGCAAGAACAATTCAAGTTCAACTATTAGTAGCAGTTCAACAAATCACAACTAACACTTCTCAGAACTTTAATCCTTACGATGCTGTAGCTGATTGGAATGTATATGAAGGAGATGAAAATAGTAACCGTACAGATCCAGAGCACGAAGTTGTTTACGTGAATGAAATACTTAACCCACCAACAGATGCAAGTGACGTAGAACAACCTGCTAAATATAGTGATCTAGCTTTTGCTGGAATAAGAATTAACAGTTCAAAAGAGTGGACAAATTTCAGTCAGTTTTCTGCTTATTTTAAACAAGGAATAAAAATAGAAAAATTAAATAGTAGCGGAACAGGAGCCTCAAATTTATTTCCTGAAATAGCTTATGCGTTGCTAACAAGTTCAGAAATAGGAGCAGGAAATCTAGTCGGATCTAGTTCTGTTGATCGAGATGCAATGGCTAATGCCGCAGATTTTTGTCAAAAGAATAGATTTTTTTGGGATGGAACAATTTCTTCTAAATTAAATTTGAGAGATTTTATTTTTGAACACGCTGCGTATTGTTTATTAGATTTTACAATTATTGGAGGAAAGTTTAGCTTAAAGCCTTCTGTCCCTGTTAATTCAAACAATGAAATTGATAAGACAGTTTTACCTGAGATAAAATGTTTATTTACTGATGGCAATATTAATGATTTACAGGTTAGTTTTTTAAGCCCAGAAGAAAGACAGCGATTCAAAGCGGTTCTTCTTTATCGAGATGAAAAAATAAATGGTTTTCCTGAAACAAAGTCCATAATTGTTAGAGAGAAAACACCTCATGGCTCTGAAACTGATGCCATTGAGAGCTTTGATTTGTCCGGCTTTTGTACTTCTCGTCAACAAGCATTGTATTTTGCTTATTTTGCTCTTAGGTCAAGACGGTTAGTAGATCATGGCTTAACTTTTAAAACTGCCCCTCAGTACGTTGAAGGTCTTTCACCCGGAGATTACTTTAGACTTGTATCAGAAGCTACTCATACCAGTCGTTTTAGAAATGGTGCAAAATTAGATAACGGAACAATTGTTAGCAAGGATGACGTTGCTAGTAACGAACAAGTCTTTTATTGGGAAACTGGAACAGAAGGCGTTAGATCTGGAACTCTTTCTCAAGTTCCTAACGGTTCTTTATTTACTGTAAAAAACACAACAACAGAGAATAAAGTTTATAAATGTGAGTCTATTTCTTATGGCGAAGATGGTTTACTAGAAGTATCTGGTAGCTTTGCTCCAACTGAAACTGATCCTGCAACAAAAGGACAATTATCTGTTATGCAGCATTGGGGCTTGAATAACGATATTCTAAGCTTTGAGGTCACTGAAGATTATGACTAGCGGAAGAGTTTTCCCAAACTTAAGACCAAGTTCGAGAAGTTTTAATCCCGGCAAATATCCCAGTGTAGATTTTGAATCGTTAGATGGAACAAAAACACATATTCGTTATGGAAACAGAAGAGTAAATGCAACTCTTAGTTTGAGTTTTTCTAATATTTCTGATAGTGCTGCTGGCTTAATATTGGCTCATTATGATGATGTTATGGCTGATTATGACTATGTAAAATTCACCTCAGACAATGGAACCGCAGGAATTGTTGATCCTAGTTCAGGTAATTTTTTAACTAAAGAAATTGCTGGAGATTCTGGGACAGGAGAAACTAGATTAGGTTTAAGATGGCGTTATTCTTCACCTCCAACTGTTACAAGTACCTTTAAAGGTAGAAGCAATGTGAGTTGTTCGTTTGTCGGTTGTCTCGATTCCCCTTAGAATAAACGCAACGTTTTTGATTTGGAATTGTGGCTGGATTTTATAGCGGAAGGGATGGAGCCTTATATATAGGCACATCAACAACAAAAGCTGCAAAAGTTCAAAACTGGACTTTTTCGTCCAACCAAGCAGTATTAGAAACAACTGCGATGGGAGATACTGATAGAACTATTGTTGACGGAATCCGTTCTTATTCTGGTAGTGCAAGACTTTTTTATTACACAACTTCTGGCGGTTCAAACGTCAAAGATGTTTTAGAAAATTCAATTAAAAGAAGTTCTGGAACTACTGGAGGTGATGGCGAGCAGACAGCAAGCAACCAAATAAAATTAAAACTTGCATGGCTAGATGGTTCAACACCTAGATTTATTACATTTTTTACCTATGTAACTGGGGTTACAATGGGTGCTTCTATGGGTGAAGTGTCATCTGTTGACATTACTTGGGAAGCTAATGGTGCACCAATTGAAGATACTCTTGCAACTGGAGCTGCTGCGTCTGGTTCTTAATGGGTGTTTACTTTGGTCAAAGCGGTGAGATTGCTTTAAAAAGAGATACTCTTCAATCTCCATTGCAAACAACTTTAGATCCTTCGGATGTGAACACACAGACGAAGAGATTTAATGTTGACCATAGTTCTGGCTCGTTAATAACTGGAGATGAGGTAGAAATATCAACTGCTGATGGTTCAACTTTAGAACTTGTTGACGGTCATAATTATCCAGATGGAAAATGGTTTGTAAATATTGATCCTGTAGGAGGTATTCGTTTATTTGATTCTTTTCCGTTGGCTATTGAAGGAGTAACTGCCAATGCAAAAACTCTTGTAACTCCTAGCAGTACTAAAAACGTAATTCTTCAAACGAGAAATGAGTTATTTCGTCATGTTGCAAATGTAAAAGATTTTGAGATGACAACTAGCAGAGAACAGGTTGACTTAACTTCTGTTGGTGATGAATTTAAAAGTCAATATGAGGCTGGTTTAATTAGTGGCCAAGGTTCTATGAACTGTATTTGGGAGCATAGTTATGGTTCGACAAGCAGGGCTAATCAATATGGTCAAGATTCAGAATTTCCATTTTATTTAGCTCAATTAATTCTTCGGACTCAACAGGGTGCAGATTTTAGCGGGATCTTTTATGTCTACAAAGATGGCACTAATGCAAAGAATAACGTTTACTACGAAGCCGAATGTTGTGTGACAAATGTTGCCGTATCTGTTGCTGCTGCTGAAGTTATAGAGACAAGAATTGATTTTGTAACTAACGGAGTTATTGCTTTAAAGACAGGAGATACACCCGGATATCTTCTTCAGGAAGATGACGATAAAATTCTTCAAGAGAATGAAAGTCCCATATTGCTCGAACAGGTTTAAACTATTGCTAACGGTTTTTAGTTAGTAGTCAATGGCTGATCTCAAGATAACAGGCTTACCCGCTTTAGCGGAAGGCTCAATTCAAGCGACTGACGTGCTTGCACTTGCAGATTTAAGTGCAACTGAGACTAAAAAAGTAACTGTAAAGGATTTAATTGCGGCTGGTGTAGCTCTTATAG